GCTCCCCTTGTTTTTGAAAGGATAAATGATGCCAAGTAAAGGTTTATATTACAATATTAACAAAAGAAAAAAAGCTGGAACATCCAGACCAAAATCTAAATCAACTATTTCTGATGCAGCTTACGCAAATATGAAAGCTGGATTTCCTAAGAAAAAAAAGAAAACTATGATAGGATAAATCATGCCATATTCAAAATATTCATCTAAACAAAAGAAACTTGCAGCAGTAGCTGGTAATCCAAAGAAGATTGAAGCTGCTGATTTAAAAAAAATTAGAAAAACAAAAAAGAAAACTATGATCGGTTAAGATGCCTTTAAAGAAATATCAAAACAAAAGTGGTGGATTAAACCAGGCTGGTAGAGATTACTATAAAAGAAAAGAAGGTAGTAATTTAAAAGCACCAGTTAAGTCGGGAACAAATCCACGCAGAGTATCTTTTGCTGCTCGTTTTGCTGGAATGCAAGGGGGAATGAAAAAACCTAATGGAGAGCCAACAAGATTAGCACTAGCATTAAGAGCCTGGGGTTTTGGTAGTAAAGAGGCAGCAAGAAATTTTGCTAATAGAAATAAAAAATCAGATAGAAAGACAATGGTAGGATGACATCAGTAGTAGAAATTTGTAACTCAGCATTAAATATATTAGGTGCTAATAATATCACTGCATTAACAGAAGATAGTAAGAATGCAAGATTATGTAATCAGCGATATGAACCATTAAGAGATGCTGTATTTAGAGAACATACCTGGAATTGTTTAGTTAAAAGAGTTCAACTAGCTCAAGACACAGCTAGTCCAACACACGAATATACATATCAATATCAGCTACCTAGTGATTGTATTAGGGTTTTGTCATTAGGTGGCTACCACGATGGATCATCCTCTAATGTAGATGGTGGTCAAAAGTTTAAAGTAGAAGGTAGAAAAATATTAACCGATGAAGATACAGTTTATTTAATCTATTCAGCCAGGGTTGTTGATCCTACTCAATACGATAGTTTATTAATTGAGTCTATTGTAGCAAGACTAGCAGCTGAATTATGTTATGCCATTACTAGTTCAACTAGTTTAGCTGTTGCATTGAAACAAGATTACAATGAGAAACTAAGATTAGCTAGACATGCAGACGCAACCGAAGGAACACCAGATTATATAGACAGTTCAACATTTATTAATTCGAGGTTTTAATGCCAAGACAAACTGTTGCTTATACCAACTTTACAGCTGGTCAATTATCCCCTAGGTTAGACGGAAGAACAGATCTCACTAAATATTATAATGGTGCAAAAACCATTAGTAATTTTACAATTCAACCACATGGTGGTGCAAGTCGCAGACCAGGAACATCTTTTGTTCATGAAGTAAAAAATAGCTCCGATACTGTAAGGTTAATACCTTTTGAATTTTCTACAGTTCAAACTTATGTCATGGAGTTTGGAGATCAATATATTCGTTTTTACAAAGACAAAGGAATTATCACAGAATCAGCTGTGTCAATTACAGACATCACACAAGCGAATCCAGCAGTAGTAACCGCAGCTGCACATGGTTATAACAATGGAGATCATGTCATTATTAGTTCAGTTACAGGAATGGTGGAAGTTAATGGAAAGACTTTTAAAGTCGCTAACAAAACAACCAACACATTTGAGTTACAGGATGTTGATGGGAATAACATCAACTCTAGTAGTTTTACTGCCTATGCTTCTGGTGGTTCTGTTTTTAGGATTTATGAGATAACATCACCTTATGCAGCTGGTGATGTAGGTGGTATTAAATTTGCACAATCTGCTGATATTATGTACCTCGTACATCCAAATTACGCAGTTAGAAAACTCTCTAGGACTGGTCATACGAATTGGATTTTAGATGAGGTAGAATTTAATGTTCCTCCATTTCAGCCACATAACGATACATCAACAACTTTAACAGCATCTCATACAACTGTAGGATCATCAGCAACTTTTACCGCATCATCAACAACAGGGATTAATGGAGGTGATGGATTTAAATCAACTGATGTTGGTAGAGCTATACACTTTCATGAAGGTCATGCTATTATTACTGCGTTTACTTCTACAACAGAAGTAGTCGGTACAGTTAAAGTATCTCTAGGTTCAGGTTCAGCCAATACAGATTTTGCATTAGGATCATTCTCAGATACAACTGGTCATCCCTCTAGTGTTACTTTCTTTGAACAACGATTAGTGTTTGCGGGTACAAACGAAGAACCACAAACATTATTCTTTTCTAAAGTAAACGAATATCAAAATTTTGATGATGGATATCATACAAGTGTTAATGATACTTCAGCGATGATTTATACAATCGCATCAAACAAAGTGAATAGTATTAGATTTTTATCTGCACAAAGATCATTGATTGCGGGAACAGTCGGTGGTGAGTTTGTGGTATCTGCTTCAGGTACAACACAACCTATCACACCAACTAATATACAAATTCAAAGACAAACATCTTACGGATCTGCTAATGTAGATGCAATCCAGGTAGCTAACGTTACGATGTTTCTACAAAGAGCAAAAAGAAAAATTAGAGAATTAACTTATAGTTTTGACTTTGACTCTTATGTTGCACCTGACATGACAATCCTAGCAGAGAATGTTACAGAGTCGGGTATAAAAGAATTATCATATCAACAAGAACCAGAGAGTATTATCTGGGGTGCAAGAGAAGATGGAAAGCTAATAGGATTAACATATCAAAGAGCAGAAGATGTAGTCGGATGGCATCTTCACGAACTAGGTGGATCATTTGGATCAGATAGTTTTGGTCATGTAGAAAATCTAGCAACAATACCTGGTGATGCGGATGAAGATGATCTATATATGGTTGTTAAAAGAAATATAAATGGAACAACAAGGAGATATGTAGAGTATTTAAATAATTATGATTATGGAACAAATATTGCTGATGCTTTTTTTGTTGATAGCGGTTTATCTTACAATGGCTCAGCTACTACCACTATATCTGGGTTAGATCATTTAGAAGGTGAAACTGTAGCTATCCTGGCTGATGGTGCAACACATCCAGATAAAACTGTATCTAATGGATCAATAACCTTAGATAGAAGTTCAACTAAAGTAAGTGTAGGATTAGGATATACAAGTTTATTACAAACAATGCGTATAGAAGCGGGAGCTGCTGAAGGTGTAGCTCAAGGTCAAACAAAACGTATACACGATGTAACAATAAGATTACTAGCCTCTGTAGGTGTAGAGATAGGATCAGATTTATATAACATGGAAAGAATACCATTTAGATCTAGTGCTAATCCTATGGATGTTGCGATACCACCATTTACTGGGGATAAACAAGTAGAATTTAGAGGAGATTTTGAAACTGATGGATATATTTATGTAAGGCAAACACAGCCTTTACCAATTAATATTATTGGCATATATCCTAGAGTTACAACAAATGAAGGGTAATCTATCTATAATACCTTTCAGAACGGAACATGGTTTGACAATGACAAGAGGTATTATGAATGATCCTAATGTACAAATAGATAAAGTTTGGGAAGATCACTTACACCATTTAGAAGAACCAGGGAAATCATTTACAGCTGTCTATAATGGTGATTGTATTGTATCAGGTGGTGTGACTTTGTTATGGGAAGGTGTTTATGAGGGATGGGTTATTGCTTCTAATAAAGTATGGGATCATCCTGTGGCAACAGCAAGGGTTGTTAAAAAAGCATTAGAACAGTTGATTGAAGAAAATAAAATTGTACGATTACAGACAACAGTGAAGAAAAACTTTAAACTAGGTCATCGTTTTGCTAAATGGCTAGGATTAGAAAATGAAGGAATAATGAAAAAATATATTTCAAATCAAGATCATATAAGGTATGCAAGGATAGTAAAATGGGTATAGAAACAATACTTATAGCTTCCGCAGTAACAGGAGCAGTAGCTAGTGTTCAAGCTGGTCAAGCAGCAGAATCAGCTGGTAAATATCAACAAACAATAGCTGAACAAAACGCTGCTACTTACGAACAAAAAGCTGAAAGATCTAAAGAAATTGGTGAAAGAAATGTTAAGTTATTTAACAAAGATTTTGAAAAGACTTTTGCTAGTGTAGAAAGAGCCTATGCTTTTTCTGGTGTAGATCCATCCAGGGGAACACCTTTAGCAGTGATGGAAGATTATTTAACAGAAGCAGCTATTGAAAGACAAAACATAGAATACAATGCATCTATAGAAGCTGGTGACTATAGAGAAGCCGCAGTTATTTCCAGAATGGAAGGTGGACTAGCCAGGTACACTGGTAGACAAAGAGCTATAGGATCATATTTCCAAGCTGGTAGTACATTATTAGGTGGAGCATCTGATATTGCTTACACAAGAAAATATGGTGGATTATAATGGTACAAATACCAGAATTTAAAGCCAAGACTCAAATTACATCTCAGACGGGTACAAGAGCTAGACCAGTTGTTGATATTGGAGCAGCAGCAGCAGCTCCGTTTGAAGCAGCAGCACGATTAGCGGGTGATGTTCAAAAAATTTCTTCAAGGTTTTATGAGGCACAAACATCATTACAAAGAAAAACAGAAACATCAAAATTAATAGATCAATATTTAAAAGGTAATGAAAATACACCTGGGTTAAATCAACTAAGTTTTGATGCACAAAATAATCCAGATACAAATGTTGCATTACAAAATTATCAACAAGGTTATAAAAGTTTACTTGCTAATCTTTCAAATGGTGTAAAAGATCCTGTTGTAAAAAGATTATTCGAAGATAAAGCTAATGAAATTTACAACAACGAATATCTTAATGTTCAATCATCTGTATGGAAAAATATTAGAGAGCAAGGACAAGAAACTCTTAAAAATAATATTAATTTAGAAACAAATAAAATACTAAATGCTGGTGGAAACAAAGCACAAGAATTTGCATCAAGGATAAATATTGAAAAATTAATAGAGGATGCGAATAAAGATGGTCTAGGACTACCAGAAAATTATTTTGAAACAACATTAAGAACAATAGATTTAAGAAAAGCAGATAATTTAGTTACAGAAAATCCTAATTTATTTATGCAAAATTTAGATAGTGGTTACTACAATGATAAAATAGATCCTAAAAATTTAATGATTTTTAAAGATAGAGCCATAGGAAAACAAGAATCTATGTTGAGAACAGCTATTGCTGATGTCAAAACAGAAGTATCAGATGCTAAATCAAATATAAGCGATTTAGTTAATCCATTAAAAAAAGGAAAATCAATAGGTGTTGTTGATTATCAGGAATCAAGAATAGAAGCCTTGTCTGTTTTACAGAAAGCATTAAATTTTGGTCAAACCGATTTAGCACAAGAAATTAGTGAATCAATAGAAGACTTAGATGTTTTTTATGAAAACTCTGGAGATATACAATCAGCTACTTTCTATACAAGAAATGACTTAATTGATTCCATTAAAGTCGAAGAAGAAAAAATAGGTAACATAGAAGATACTAAACAAAAATTAAGACAAGAAAATAAAGTAGAAAATTTAAAGAAAATTTTAACAACAATGAATGAAGAAATGGATGATAACATGATTGGTTATTATCAATCAATTAGAGAAAATATTGCAGTACCAGAAATTGATTTACTTGATGCTAATATGCCTTTAGAAGCAATTTTTACTAGAAATACTTTTGCACAAAAAGTTAGAAATGAATTAGATCCAAGATCAAAAGTTCAATATTTTACTAAAAATGAAAAAAAATTTATTACAGAAACTTTAGAAAATGGCAATAGGGATGAAATAAAAACATTACTTAAAAACATGAGTCTAATTGCTGGTGATGATAACATAGATGTATTATCTAGATTAAACGTAGATAATCCAGCGTTAGCACATTTAGGATTATTATTAATACCTGGAGAAACTCCAACAACAACTGCTATTTTAGAAGGATATATAAAATCAAGAGATAAAGATAATGTAAAAGTATTCAATGCCTTTCAAACAAGTACATTTGGTGCTAATGGTTTAATGTCAATAAAATTTGATTTACTAACGCCAGACTTTAGAAACCAACATCCAAAACTATCTACACAAATTACTGAAGCAGCTGATTATATTTTTATGAATATGGTTATTAATGATAAAGAACTCGTTAGATCTAAAGGTGAAAAAGGAAATGTTCAGAGTAATGTTGCTGTTAAACTTTATAACAAAGCTATTCAAATGGCTGCTGGTATGACTTATAAAGAAGGATCAGATGGTAAAATAAAAGCGTTTGGTGGTTTCCATGAATACAAAGAAGGTAATTATATTTTACTACCTCAAAATATTGCAAACTCAGATTTATCCGATGGTGTTTCCTCCGTTAAAGAATTATTAGAAAATAATTTGACTGATGATTTATTATCTCAATCTTTAAGTTCTGTTCCGTATGATCCTATGTCAAAAACAGAAATACCTTTGATGAGTTTCTTTAATGAAGATGGTGGATTAAAGGATTCACTATACTTGGAAACAATAGGTGATGGTGAATATTATATAACTTATGGAAATCCAGTAACTTTTAATACTGCATACTACAAAGATAAACAAGGTAAGCCTATTATATTTAATATGAGATCTGTGGGTGAAGAACTAATGAAAAGAAAACCATTAGATGAAAATTTAAATATTCCAGAACTGTCAGGATCACCTAGACGCAAGAAAAAATAATGAGTAATATTGATTGGGATTTTATACATGAATTAGAAGGTGAAGGTATTCGTCAAGGATATCAGCCTACTAATAATTCTGGTGTTACTATAGCTAGTGGTTTTGATCTAAAAGAAAAGAATGAAGTTTTTTGCCAGGCTATTGGCATAGACCAAAGAGTAATTAATAAATTAAAACCTTACTTTGGTTTACATGGCGAACAAGCTCAAGCCTTTGCAGAGTCGTTAGTCTTAGAACAAGATGATGTAGATCATATTGATGAATGCTCTAGGCAGTTTTATGCCAAAGATTTACAAAGACAATATGAAGCCTATGATCCAGTTGTGCCTTTTGAAGATTTAGATCAAGGTCAAGCCACAGTTTTAATATCTGTTGGTTTTCAATATGGTAGTTATAAAAGAACTCCGTCATTTATTAAATATGCAACTGATGGTGATTGGGATGCACTTTATAAAGAA